TCTTTATTCACCGACTACTTAGTGGTTTATGAACCACCGATTTCGGAGTGAAAAGCACGGTAACCCGCTTAAGTTTTTGATTAAGTCAGAAATTGTTAAAGGAACCCGTCCCTAACCACGCTTGGAGCGTGTAAGGAATTTTAGGCACTGTTTCAGTGCCGCACATTGAAGGCGAACCCCTTCGGTGACCCTACTCTTGACTTTTGGAGATAGGATTTGCTTGTTTTAGGAAACTCGTTTACACATCTCCCTCGCATTTTCAAATTGCAGAAAGTGTTTAATGAGGATTTTTGTAGTTTTATGAAACTAGATCTTATAACCCTAGAAAATGGATTTTGTTGGTTTTAGGAAACCTTCAGGCCCCGCGAAAGCGGGGCCAATTAGTACTCCCTTGGACATAGATTTTTTTAATTTTTTAGGAAAAATTGCCACTTTAATGTTATTTTACTAAAGTGATGACCCAGATCAATGGATTTTTGTCGATTTTAGGAAATTAGTCTATAGCTGTACTTCGGGCAGCTCAAGTTACTGAACCTCATTTCCCACACCGGCAGGTGTGTTAGTCTTGGGGAAATTATATATGGGCCGTAGAGGCTGTAGTATGGTGTGGCTGGTACCCATGCGTAAATACATACTACAGTTGCTGCGGTGGTTTATATAATATTCCCCCTCGCAGAGCATTGTGCCTCTGCTCCTATGTGAATAGGAGTAAACACCGTGTGGTAATAACCAGTACTCTATGGTAGGTGGATAACTGTAATCATGTCACTGCTTGCATACTGTCCATAGAGCCAACGGGGAAGACCGCTTGGAGAATTCGGCCTTGAGTGTAACGTCGATATATTTAGGTTCCCGTTCCCTAGCCGTAATTAACGGACCAAAACTCTTAGCAACCCTCCAACCACAACCTAAGATCAAAACGAGTTTTGGACCCTATTTCGAAGAATTAATTTTTAGCAACGAGAATTAAGGATTAGGAATAGCTTTATTAGATAGTACTACCACATTTAATACTGATAATTTACGATAATCAGGAAGAAGGATATTAGATATGCTAAAATCTAACGAATTCTCTGATTCCCCCAATTCCGCGAGGGCACGCGTGCCCATAGCCATCCAGGAACCGATGGATAGAGACTCCTCAGTAGTCATGACGGGACGGATCCCTGTGATCCCATGTCACACTACATTAACGGGTAGAGACTCTAACAATTCCACGACTAGTGATTCTTCATTAGTGACAGTGAAG